GCAATCGCCATCAAAAAACTAGGCGGTGATGTTACAGTTTATGGTTGTGGTGACTATGAAGTAAAAGGTAGTGAAACATATATTAAATGTGATAGTGAATCTGACCTTTGTAAAAAGTTTTTAAAAGATTGGCAAGAAAATTGTCCAGATGTAATTACCGGTTGGAACATTGACTTCTTTGATGTGCCATATCTTGTCAATCGAATTAGAAGTGTTCTTGGTGAAGATGAGGTTAAGAAACTTTCACCATGGAATTATTTGTGGGAAAGAAAAGTAACAATCAATGGTCGTGAGTTGATTCAATACAACATTGGTGGCGTTTCTGCACTTGATTACATTGAACTGTATAAGTGGTATGCGCCTGGTGGTAAATCACAAGAATCATACAAGTTGGATAATATCGCCAATGTTGAACTAGGTGAGAGTAAACTTTCATATGATGAATATGATAACCTTCATCAGTTGTATAAACTCAACTATCAAAAATTTATCGAATATAATATCAAAGATGTGGAACTTATCGTTAAACTAGAAGATAAGTTAAAACTCCTTGAATTGGCATTAACTCTTGCATACGACACAAAGACAAACTTTGAAGATGTGTTTGCACAAACTCGTATGTGGGATGCCCTAATCTACAATCATCTTTTTGCGAAGAAGATTGTTGTACCACCAAAAGTAGTTCAACGAAAGAACTCTGCGTTTGAAGGTGCGTATGTTAAAGAACCACAAGTTGGTATGCATCGTTATGTTGCATCATTCGACTTAGATTCTCTATATCCACACTTAATGATGCAGTATAATATTTCACCAGAAACTCTTATTGAGCCCGACAATTACACACCAGAAATGAAACAAATTCTTTCGCAAAGTGTAACTGTTGATAGATTATTGTCATCAGAAATTGATACTTCAAAACTAAAAGATGCCGCATTAACACCGAATGGTCAGTTTTTCAGAACAGACTTACAAGGTTTTCTTCCTAAAATGATGGAAGAAATGTATGAGGACCGAAAAAAGTTTAAGAACATGATGTTGAAGGCAAAACAAGATTATGTAAATGAAAAAGATGAAACAAAGAAGAACGAAATTGGTAAACTTGTTGCACGATATAATAATCTGCAACTTGCAAAGAAAGTATCACTAAACTCCGCTTATGGTGCTCTTGGTTCACAATACTTTCGATTCTATGACCTGCGCCAAGCGTTGGCAGTTACTATGGCAGGTCAGCTTTCAATTCGTTGGATTGAAAATAAAATCAACGCTTACATGAACAAACTATTGAAAACGGAGAATGAAGATTATGTCATCGCATCAGACACAGATTCGATATATCTCCGCCTTGGCAACCTTGTTGATAAAGTGTATAAGGAAAAACCGGATACTCTCCGAATCATCGAATTCATGGATAAAGTCTGTGAAGAAAAGATACAACCTTATATTAACCAAGGTTATCAGGAACTTGCTCTATATGTCCATGCGTATGCCCAAAAAATGAGAATGAAGCGTGAAGCGCTCTCAGATAAAGGCATTTGGACTGCAAAGAAAAGATATATCTTAAATGTTTACAATAACGAAGGTGTTCAGTATAATGAACCAGACATGAAGGTGATGGGACTTGAAATGGTTAAAAGTTCCACACCTTCTGTCATTCGTGAGAAGATGAAAGAGACAATTAAATTAATTGTTCGTTCTACCGAATTAGATGTTCAAGAATTTATTGAGAAATTTAAAAATGAATTTAAGAGTTTACCTCCAGAAGAAGTTGCGTTTCCCCGTGGCATTAATGGTCTAAAAGATTATTCTGATTCCGCAAATCTTTACAAAAAAGGCACACCAATTCATGTGCGAGGTGCAATTCTTTATAATTACATGATGAAAGAAAAGGAATTAACTAAATCATATCCTTTAATTCAAGAAGGTGAGAAGTTGAAATTCACATATCTCAAAACGCCAAATCCTCTGAAAGAAGATGTTATTTCTTTCCCGGTTAGATTGCCAAAAGAGTTTGGTTTGCATGAGTATGTAAATTATGATTTGCAATTTGAAAAAGCATTTATCGAACCAATTCGTGTGATTCTAAATTGTATTGGTTGGCAAACTGAAAAACAAAGTTCTTTGGAGAGTTTTTTTGGCTGATATTCGTATAATCAAAACGGGCATCAATGTTTCTAAAATTTTAAAACAACTCGAACAATACCCCTCTGATTGGGGAGTTCAAAAAGAAATAGAAGGTGCTCAACAAATTGATCCTGACTTTCACAGGATTGAAGCAGGTGTCATGCAATTAGTAATGGGTGGCATTAGTCATCCAAATGAAATGGTTTACAATACTGAAATAAGCATTGAGACACCTGCATATGAGAGACACACCGAAGTAATTCGTTTCTTAAAAAGACATTTCCATAAATTTTGTCGTTGTGGATTTTTAGCTCTGCCTGTAGGTGAAATGGTTGGCACACATACAGACCAAGGAACATATTACTTAAATAAAGATAGATATCACTTATCGATACAAGGTCGATATGAATATCATTGTGGTGATGATGTTGTAAATGTTGAACCAGGAACTCTACTTTGGTTTGATAATAAGAAACCACATGGTGCAAAAAATATAGGAGATGTGACACGAATAACTTTTGTATTCGATGTTCCACATCATAAATCTAACCCATGACACAAGTTCTTTTACCTTTTTTAACTGCAATTGCTTTATCTGCTGTTGCCGCTTTTTATTCGGTAATAGGCCTTGCACAAATATTTCCAGGTTCATTCTGGCCAATTATATTGATGGGTTCAATATTAGAAGTTGCTAAATTGGTAACAGTTTCTTGGCTATATAACAATTGGAATGTTACTGTGCGGATTATGCGTTACTATTTCAGTATCGCAATTGTATTGTTAATGCTTATCACATCAATGGGTATTTTTGGTTACTTGTCAAAGGCACACCTTGAATCAAATGTAACTCTTGGTGCAAATACAGTTCAATTAAAAACACTAGAGACACAAGAAAAGATTGCTAAAGAGAGATTGACTTATTTGTTACAAAGAGCAGGTGACCCGGCAACTGCATCAAATAAAATTGATAGGCAAATCCAAGAAACACAAGCAGAACTAAAACGAATATCAAATGAAAAGTTGCCTCTGTTAGCAGAAGAAAACAAGTTAGCGGCAGAGATTGGTCCTATTAAGTATATCGCCGAGTTATTCTACTCTAAAGATGACCCATCATTTATAGATAAAGCAGTAAGAACTGTTATTGTAATAATCATCGTGGTGTTTGACCCTCTTGCCATTCTTCTACTCATAGCAGCACAACAAACACTACGAAACACTAAATTGCCTGAACCTGAAATCAAAATCAGAAAGGCAAAGAAGAAGAAAACGCTTGACACGAGCAGTGGTCCTAGTTTAGAATCCTTCTTTGTAGATGAAGGAGAAGGCATGGAACATATACCTAAAAATAAGATAACCAAAATGGATGGAGGTACTTTTTAAAATGAGTTTACTTGATAAATTAAAAAAGAATACAACGATTAAAGATAGTGCGATTCTATCCAAATCAAAGTTCTTTACTGAAAAAGATATGGTACCAACTGATGTGCCAATGATTAATGTGGCATTGAGCGGTAAATTAGATGGTGGTATTATTCCTGGTCTTACTATGTGGGCAGGACCATCAAAACATTTTAAGACTGCTTTCAGTTTATTGATGGCAAAGGCCTATATGGACAAATACCCTGAAGCGGTATTATTGTTCTATGATTCAGAATTCGGAACACCTGTCAAATACTTTGAAACATTTCAGATTGATATGGACAGAGTTCTACACACACCTTTGACTGACATTGAGCAGTTGAAGTTCGATATAATGCAACAGCTTCAAGAAGTGAATCGTGGTGATAAACTCATCATTATATTAGATAGTATTGGTAATCTAGCATCTAAGAAAGAAGTAGAAGATGCACTTGAAGGTAAATCTGTTGCAGATATGAGCCGTGCTAAACAAGTTAAATCATTGTTTAGAATGGTAACACCTCACCTCAACCTAAAAGATATTCCAATGGTAGTTGTGAATCATACTTACAAAGAGATTGGTATGTTCCCAAAAGATATCGTTGGTGGTGGCACAGGTTCTTATTACTCAGCAGACAACATTTACATTCTTGGTCGTCAACAAGAGAAAGATGGCACAGAGATTGTGGGTTACAATTTTATTATTAATGTGGAGAAATCTCGTTATGTTAAAGAGAAATCTAAAATTCCTATTTCGGTCTCCTTCGATGGTGGTATTCAAAAGTATTCTGGCTTGGTCGACATTGCGATTGAGGGTAATTTTATTTCTAAACCATCACCAGGTTGGTATGCAAAAGTTGACCAGAAAACTGGAGAGATTGGTGACAAAGTTCGTTTTGATGCCACGCAAACAGATGAATTTTGGCAACCATTACTTAAAAACGAATCGTTTAAGGAATTCGTAAATGGAAAATATGGTATCGCATATGGAAACATTATGGGAGAAACTGCAATTCTGGAAGAAGAAACGGACGATGCTTAAAGAAGGTATTGACTACACCTTTTTAGATTTTGATAATTCTGAAATAACAGGAGTGGCACTATTGAATGAAGAATTCAATGGTGTCATTTACCATTATAATAAAGCAAGAGTTGTTGAAGAAGGTGAAATTGCAAGACTTCAATTTGGATATACTATTGTTCATCCAGGTAATTTTAACATAGATGACTTGAATAGTAACGAAAAATTTCGTATAATTATGGGTGACATACTCACCGAAATATTGACTAGAAAAACACAAGATGAACAGATTAGAACAGATTATTCTAAAGAACCTGATACACAATGAAGAATATACCAGAAAAGTTCTTCCTTTTATAAAGGGAGAATATTTCTCCGACCAAACCGAAAAACTTGTATTCAAAGAAGTTTATGATTTCGTAAACAAATACAAGAATCTTCCAACACACGAATCTCTCGTAATCAACATTACAGAGAAAACAAATCTTACTGAACCTCAAGTAAAAGAATCGATTGAACTTCTCAGAGATATCGAACAAACAAAAGATGATAAGGTTGAACTGCAATGGTTGACCGAACAGACAGAAAAGTTTTGTCAAGATAAAGCAATCTACAATGCCATTATGGAATCTGTATCGATTCTTGATGATAAGAATGGCAAAAAGGCCAAAGGTGAAATTCCACAATTACTTGCAGATG